ACAGTGATCATACAGTCACTGCCGCAGATCTTAGATGCTGGCGTCCAGATACTGACGGCGCTTGTTAATGGTCTGATACAGGCAATCCCGCAGCTGATCGCAATGCTGCCGACGATCATCACAACGATCATAAATGTGCTGATCCAGAATCTGCCGCAGATTATATCAGCAGGAATACAGCTGATCGGCGCACTCATTAGCGGACTAATACAGGCAATCCCGGTACTTGCCGCTGCAATACCGCAGATCGTGACGGCAATATTTACAACCTTCAAGAATGTAAACTGGGGCGAACTGGGATCAAACATCATTTCCGGCATCAAAGACGGTGTAGTGAATGCAGCGAAAAACCTTGCAAGTGCAGTGGCAGACGCGGCAAAAAGCGCGCTGGATGCAGCAAAAGAAGCGCTGGGGATCCACAGCCCGTCACGGGCATTCCGGGATCAAGTCGGAAAGCAGATGGCGGCTGGTCAGTTGATCGGTTATGAAGAAGGTATGGAAGACAACGCGGACGCGTTCGCCAAGGCTTCCAGAAAGAGCGTGCCGACAACGATTGACGGATATATTGCCGCAGGCAGCGGAAGCAACCGCCAGACAGCGCAGCAGGGGCAGCAGGGCGGCTTCACGCAGAATGTAAACATATACAGCCCGCGCGAACTTTCACCGTCAGAAACAGCCAGACAGACGCGAAACGCGACACGACAAATGGTATTGAAATTAAAACCCACATAAGGGGGGCAAGGCATGAAATCAGTAAAATGCGTAAATGAAAACGGACTTTCAGCCGTATTCACATACGATCACGATTCAACAGAATATTTTCTGGTCAGCCTTGACGGCGTATACAGCATCAAAAACACGGTAAACACAAGCCAGAACGCCACCACAGACGGATCAAGCTATTCTGGGGAAGCCTTGCAACAGCGAAACATTGTGATAACTGCAAATATTCGCAGAAACTACCGAGAAAACCGCGACTTTTTGTCGCGGGTTTTCAAGGTACATTCGCAAGGCGTTTTCTACCACACAGAGGACGGAGAAACACGGAAAATAGAATACTATGTGGAATCGCTGGAAATTGAGGAAAAAGGGATCATAAGAGCAGCCACAATATCGCTGATCTGCCCGGATCCGTACTTCAAAGACAACACGGCGACACACATTGAAATGGCAAGCTGGGAAAGCGGCTTTGAATTTGCGGTAGAGATACCGGAAGCGGGCATGGAATTTGGAAGCAGATCAAAAGAGACGATCAAGGTTGTGGACAACGACAGCACAACGTCAATCGGTATTCAAATGACAATCATAGCAGAAGACACAGTGGTCAATCCGTCCATTATGAATGTGACGACAGGCGAAACACTGAAACTGCTTTGCACAATGCTTCCAGATGATGAAATCGTGATCACGACGGAACAGGGAAACATTGACGTGGTATTGAGAAGGAACGGCAAAGAATACGACTATAACTACACAGTGGACGAAGACAACGAAGGATATGTACAGCTGGAGACAGGAAGAAACTACATCAACTATACAGCAGACAGCGGCGGCGATTACATGAACGTAAATTTTGACTTTGAAAATCGCTATGTTATGCCGTAGGGGGTGTGATTATGGAACAGACAAAGGCAACAGCACAGGCAAGCGCAGCAGTATTGATGCGACAGGAAAAACAGGTAAAAATATACGATCAAGCCCTACAAAGAAAGGGAGTAATCGACGTATACAGATCATTGATCTGGACGCGGAAATACAAAGAAGCCGGAACGGTAGAACTGCACGCAGCACTGACAGAAAAAAATCTGGAACTTTTACAAAAAGGAAACATACTAACCATGACAGGATCCGTCGAAAGCGCTTTTGTAGAAGGAATGGCGGTGGACGATTACAGCAACGAGATCACGGCGACGGGACGCATGCTTTCTTCCGGGTTATCAAGGCGAGGTATAAAAACAGTGATCGCGTTCACGTCTGGCACATACGAAGACGCCATGCGGCTTCTGGTGGACAAGGCAGCAATCAGCGTCACGTCACCACTTCCGCTGCTACAGCTGGGAGAAAAGAAGGGGATCGGCGAAGCTGTGACCTTCCAAGTGTCATACAAAGACTTGTACACATATCTGACAAAACTTTCAGCGTGTAGCAACTTAGGTTTTCGCGTCCGGGCAGATTTCAAAAACAAAGTCTATTATTTTGAAGTCTACGAAGGGAAAGACCACACGGAGAGCCAGACAGGAAACAAGCGCGTGACTTTTTCGGAAGTGTACAAAAATATTAACAAAGCCACATTCACCACAAACGATCAGCTATACAAAACACATGCGATCGTATGCGGGGACGGCGAAGGAACGGCGCGAACGGTTGCGGAAGCGACAATCGACGAACAGGCGACAGGATGGAACAGGCGCGAACTGATGGTAGACGCCCGCGACATATCAAGAACAGACATGACGACACAGCAATATACAGCGGCACTGATCCAGAGAGGAACAGAAAAGCTGGCAGAATGCGGGATCGTGGAATGCTTAGAAGCAGCCACGCTGCCGTTTGTGAATTTCTCATACAAGAAAGACTATGATCTGGGCGATATAGTCACGGTCAGAAAGAAAGCATGGGGAATCGAAATGGACAAAAGGATCACGGAAATACAGGAGATCTACGAAAACGGCGGCTTTTCCATTGTCCCGACGTTCGGGGATCCTCTGCCGGATAGTGTAGATCTATCGGACAACTAAAAGGAAGGGGCAAGCATGGCAGAACAATATAGTTTTTTTAATTCAAAAGACCATGACCGCGTATACAATGCGCGGCACTGGGCTGATTATTTCTACCCGTTATTCAAAAGCGGTGTGTTTAATGGCGGGCTTGCAGTTGCCGCAAATGACAATATGACAGCGACGATCGCGCCGGGTTACGCATGGATCGACGGGTACGCATACCACTTGACAGAGCCGTTGACAGTGGATCTGGAGACGGCAAGCGGAAACATGAACAGAATAGACAATATCGTCGTACAGCTGGATCTGTCAAACAGATGGATCAAAGCACTGACAGTCACCGGAAACTATTATTCGGGAGCAGCCACAGCGAAGGAACCGGAGATCACAGCGACAATTCACGATCTGATTATTGCCCGCGTGAATGTAGCAGCAGGAACGACAGCGATCACACAGGACATGATCGAAGACACCAGAATGAATGATGAATTGTGCGGCTGGGTATGTGGAGCAGTGCAGCAGATCAGCTTCGCACAGATCACAGCACAGTTTGACGCGTTTTTTGCAGCATACAAAGCGGATGTGACGGCAGAATACGCAGCATATTTGCAGAATATCGCTTCGCTGGAGACACAGGCGCAGACGCGATATGACAGCATGGACGAAGAATT